GAATTCAAATTCACAATACATTTGGACTGGTTACTTTGGTGACGATAGTGCATTCGGTGGTTCTGCATTGAACCTCGACAGTGCCGCTGGATGGGGATCTGTACCAACTTTAGATACTGCTCAAAACTACGGTTTAGGTGTTACTCTTACTGATGCGGTCATGACTACTAATTTAGGTGGTGGACATGATGGTGCAACTCTTGGTAATTCTGATTTCTTAGCAGGTTACGACCTCTTCGAAGACAAACTTACTACAGAGATTGACTTCCTAATTGCTCCTTCTTATGGTACTGCATCAAATGGTGCAACAATTGTAAATGACCTAACGTCAATTGCAACTGCACGTAAAGATTGTATCGTAGTAGCATCTGTGGACAAGAGTGGTGTTGTGGGTAAAACTAACAGTCAACAATCAGCAAACGCAGTAACTTTCGTTGACGGATTAACAAAGTCTTCTTACTTGGTTGTAGATAACAACTACTTAAAAGTCTTTGATAAGTATAACGACAAATACATCAATATACCTGCATGTTCAAGTACAGCAGGATTGATGGCGGCAAGTGATATTATCGCAGATCCATGGTATTCACCTGCGGGTCAGAGACGTGGTAACTATCGTGGTGTTACTGACATCATTGCCAACCCAAACCAAACCCAACGTGATCAACTGTACAAAGCAGGTGTTAACCCAATTGCCAATATTCCTGGCTCTGGTTTAATCTTGTTTGGTGACAAGACGTTGGAAAGCAGACCTTCTGCATTTGACCGTATTAACGTACGTAGATTGTTCATAGCAATCGAGAAGTCAATTGGTGAAGCTGCTAAAAATGTAATGTTTGAATTCAATGACGAGTTTACTCGTGCAGAGTTTACAAACATTGTAGAACCTTTCCTCAGACGAGTAAAAGGTCGAAGAGGTATTACTGACTTTAGAGTTGTATGTGATGACACAAACAACAATCAAGAAGTAATTGACAATAATCAATTCGTGGCAAACATCTTTGTGAAACCTGCACGTTCTATCAACTTCGTTCAATTGAACTTTGTTGCTGTTAGAACTGGTGTAGACTTCGAAGAAGTTGTTGGCACGGTTGGCGCATAAGGAGATTAGACATGGCAATTTTAGGTGTAGATGATTTTAAATCTAAACTCAAAGGTGGTGGCGCACGTCCTAACCTCTTCAACTGTAAGGTAAACTTCCCTGCATATGCTCTGGGTGATGCTGAATTAACATCATTCATGGTAAAGGGTGCTCAACTTCCTGCTTCAACTGTTAGTCCAGTTATTGTACCATTCCGTGGTAGGCAATTGAAGATCGCTGGTGACAGAACATTCGAAGAATGGACTGTAACAGTGATTAACGATACAGGTTTTGAGGTACGTGATGCAATGGAACGGTGGATGAACGGAATCAATTCTCATAACGAGAATACTGGTTTCAATGATCCTGCTGAATATCAGACCGACCTATCCGTTGATCAGTTAGACAAAGATGGACTCGTAATTAAAACTTACGCATTCCGTTCGTGCTTCCCAACCAACATTACTGCAATTGATCTTAACTACGACACTGTCGATACTATCGAAGAGTTCCAAGTTACGTTCCAAGTACAGTACTGGGAGTCAAGTACAACCAGTTAATGGTTGACTAAATATATGCGTAGGGAGGATTTTCTCCCTACGTATTATTTTAATTTGAAGGTAAGGATATGGCAGACGATAACAACAGCATAATGAAACTCTTTGGTTTCGAACTTGTTCGTTCAAAGAACAAGGACGTGGGCAAAGACAATGAGAAACTCCCATCAATCGTTCCGAAGACGGATGACGATGGTGCGGGTTATGTTACTGCGTCTGGTAGTCACTATGGTCAATACATTGACATAAATGGTGACAATGCTAAAGACAATGCTGAGATGATCATGAAGTATCGTGGTGTCGCAACTCATCCAGAAGTTGATGCCGCTATCGAAGACATTGTAAATGAATCCATTAGTGGATCAGAGAACGAAGCACCTGTTCTCATAAATCTTGACGGTGTAGAAACTTCTGATAAGATCAAGAAGTTAATGACAGAAGAGTTCGACAACATTTGTGGTATGTTGAACTTCAACGAATTAGGTCACGACATATATAGATCGTGGTATGTGGATGGACGTTTGGTTCACCACCTTGTAGTAAACGAAGGTAATATGAAAGCAGGGATCCAAGAGATCCGACCTATTGATGCTACTAAGATACGTAAGGTAAAGGAAGTAAAGTATAAGAAGGATAACAAGACTGGTGCGAAGGTTGTAGACAAGACAGATGAGTTCTACGTATTCCAAGAAAAGAATCAAACCCAATCCGCAGTTAAGTTAACACCAGATTCAGTATCATATGTTACGTCTGGACTTACAGATCCTACTAAGAAACGTGTAATCAGTTATTTACACAAAGCAATTAAACCCATCAACCAGTTGCGTATGATGGAAGACAGTCTGGTGATTTATCGTCTCGCACGTGCACCAGAACGTAGAATCTTTTATATAGATGTTGGTAACTTACCTGCAAACAAAGCAGAACAACATATGAAAGAGATCCAGACTCGTTATCGTAACAAGTTAGTATACGATGCAAGTACTGGTAATTTAAAAGATGACCGTAAGCATATGAGTATGCTTGAAGATTTCTGGTTACCACGTAGAGAAGGTGGAAGAGGTACTGAGATTAGTACACTACCTGGCGGTGATAACCTTGGACAGATAGACGATATTGTCTACTTCCAGAAGAGACTGTATCGTTCATTGAACGTACCTATTGCTCGTTTGGAGCAAGAGACACAGTTTAGTCTTGGTAGAAGTACTGAGATTAGCAGGGACGAAGTGAAGTTCCAGAAGTTTATCGACAGATTACGTAAACGTTTCTCAACAATGTTTACTAATATTCTGAAGAAACAACTTATACTGAAGGGTATTATCACCCCCGAAGACTGGCAGTCATGGAGAAATGATATTCAGATTGATTTCATCCGTGACAATCACTTCACAGAATTAAAGGATTCTGAGTTACTTAGAGAAAGACTAAGTACTCTTGATCAGTTAAGTCAATACGTTGGTGAATACTTCTCACGTGAGTGGGTTATGAAGAACGTAATGATGATGTCCGAAGAGGATATCGAAACAATGAAGGATCAAGTCGAGGCAGAAAATGCCAAGGGTGGATCCGATGAAGATGAATACTAATGAGTTACAGAGATTACGTAGCACAGCATAGTGATTTAAACTGGGACGGTCAAGAAGACCGTTTCGATGACTTTGAGAAAGTAGGAGAAAACGATGAGTGAAGTAGAAAATAACGAAGAAGTTGCAGTAGAAGCAGAAGCATCTAATGTAGGTAACATTGATAACTTTATCGATGCTATTGCACAACAGAACTTCAACCGTGCTAAAGAGCACTTTGATACTGTCTTAGGTGACAAGATGAATGATGCTTTAGAAGCAGAAAGGTTGTCTGTTGCTGACACTATCTTTAATGATGCACCAGAAGAACCAGAAATGGAACTTGGTGATGCAGATGACGCATTTGAAGATGACGAGACTGAAGAGGTAGAACTCGAAGTAGTAGACGAAGTCGAAGAAGATGACGTTGTTGTAGACGAAGTTGAAGAGGATTAAATTAATTCTCTGTTAAGATATTTATTTGTATAAATAACTGTATAACTTTTAATTAAAACAAGTAATTAATATATGCCGAGTTTCAAAGAGATAAGAGAGAAGTACTCACCAAAAGGTAAAGTTGTCTTCTCTGGTAAAGCAGGTGGCAAGATTGCCAAGGTTGCTGTATCTATTGTTAAGGAAATAAAGGGATTCACTGTTATTATTGACGGTGATAAACTTGATACTTACAAGACTGAAGCAGAGGCAAAGAAGAATTTAAAAATTACTGTAAACGAACTTGGCGGTAAAATGAAATGAAACTAATCAGTGAATTTACAGAAACAAATTTAGAATGTCTGATTGAGAAGAAAGACAACGGTGATAAGAAATATGTCATCGAAGGTGTCTTTGCTCAAGCAGATCAAAAGAACAGGAATGGACGTGTTTACCCTAAACCAATTATGGAAAGGGCAGTAAACAAGTATGTTCAAACGCAAGTTAGCAAGAAACGTGCGGTCGGGGAACTAAATCATCCCGAAGGCCCTACGGTTAACTTGGACAAGGTTTCGCATCTCATCACAGACCTCAAGTTAGAGGGAAATGATGTGATCGGAAAGGCACAAATATTGGATACTCCAATGGGTAAGATCGTAAAAGGTTTGCTTGAAGGTGGTGTACAATTGGGTGTGTCAACTCGTGGTATGGGAAGCTTGGAGAACCGAAACGGTGTTGCGTACGTTAAAGATGATTTCATCTTGAGTACTGTGGACATTGTTCAAGACCCATCTGCACCAGATGCTTTTGTTAATGGTATTATGGAAGGTGTAGATTGGGTTTGGAATAACGGTATTTTGGAACCTCAAGTAATTGAAGATATGGAGACAGAAATCAAGAAGGCACCGAAGGCATACAGTTCTGCTGTACAAATTCGAGAGTTCAAAAATTTCCTCTCGTTAATCAAATCTAATATGTAAGGAGTCAATTATGACTGAAGAAAATAAAGTCGAAGTTGAACTTCACGATGAAGAAATTAACGACATTGTGGAGGAGAACCTCGAAGAAAAATCTGAACCAAAAGGATCCAGTGGTGCGGTTGATGCTCAACCTACCTCTGAAGTAGATTCTGTTGCTTCAGTAGATAAGGCAGCGGATGCAGTTAAGAAAGCACCTGTTCCTAAAACTAAGGCAGGTATGATTTCTGCTATGTACGGTAAACTTAATTCTATGAAGAAAGTAGACCTACAAGCATCATACGGTAAAGTCATGGGTGAAGATGTAGATTTTGAAGACGAAGCACTTGCTGAATCTCCAATTGATACAACTGCTGAACTCGAAGGAATCATGGAATCAGAGGCAACTCTATCCGATGAATTCAAGAGCAAAACAGCAATCATCTTTGAAGCATCGTTGAAATCAAAGTTGTCTGAAGAAGTGTCTCGTATCGAAACACAATATAAAGAAGAACTTGCTGAAGAAGTAACGACTATTAAGTCTGAACTTGTTGAGAAAGTAGATTCTTATTTAAACTACGTAGTTGAATCTTGGATGGAAGATAATAAGGTTGCAGTACAGAACGGTCTTAGGACTGAGATTGCTGAGAACTTTATGACTAAGATGAAGGATCTATTCGTAGAATCCCACATCGAAGTACCAGAGTCCAAGGTAGATTTAGTTGATGAATTAGCAGAGCAAGTTGAGGAACTCGAAGAGTCTCTTAACAAGCAAACTGGTGAGTCTATTAAATTGTCAGAAGAACTCGAAGTGCTGAAACGTGATGCTATCATCGCAGAAGCAAGTCGTGGTTTGGCAGACACCCAAATCGAGAAATTGAAAGGTCTATGTGAGAGCATTGATTTTTCCGATGATTTTGCCTCTAAGGTTGAGACCATCAAAGAACAATATTTCTCACAAACCGTAGTGGAAGATGTACAAATTGTAGATGAGGAACCAGAGCAAATTCTGGAAACTTCAAGTGCAATGGACTCATATCTCACTGCAATTAGAAAAACATCTAAAACACTATAATTAAGGAAACAATTATGAACTCTTACGATAAATTAATCGAAAAGTGGTCACCAGTACTGAACGAAAGTTCTGCTGGCGAGATTAAAGACCACCAACGTAAAGCTGTCACTGCCGCTATCTTGGAAAACCAAGAGATCGCAATGATGGAAGAACGCTCACAACACAACGGTTTCGGTGGGTTGAACGAAGCAGCGCCAGCAGGTGCTAATACTGGTTCAATCGGAACTTGGGATCCTGTGTTAATTTCACTTGTACGCCGTGCAATGCCTAATCTTATGGCATATGACGTATGTGGTGTTCAACCTATGTCTGGCCCAACTGGTCTCATCTTTGCGATGAAGGCACGTTATGGTGCAGGTGCAACTGGATCTCGTGAAGCATTATTCAACGAAGCAGAGACTAACTTCTCTGGTGTTGGTACTCACGATTCAGATAACGTATCTGGTTTCAACGGAATCGCTCCAGCGGCAGATAGTGCAGATGCACTACGTGCAGGTGGAACTGGTACTGGTGATACTACTGCCAATATGGAAGCATATGGTTCAAGTGGTGGCGCTGCTTTTGAAGAAATGGGTTTCACCATTGAAAAAGCAACTGTTACTGCTA